CTCAGGATTATACTGTAATGCACAAGCTAATCCAGTATCTCCAGTATATCTAGACTTCAATACTCTAACCTTAGTAGTATTAGCTTCTTTAGGGTCAGTAGCTTGTTGATTTCTTTCTAAAGCAATAACGCAATCAGAAAGCTGTGCTATGCCTTGTGAACCTTTAAGATGACTCAATGATACAGTCACACCTTTTTCGTGCCCTCTGTCGCCTGTAGCTCGTCTTAAATGCGATACTAGAATCAAGCCGACATTCGTTTCTTCAACTAAACTACGCAGTCTATTCATTAAGTTATCAATACCTCTTCGTTCATCACCTTCGGTTAAGACATTGACAAGCATATGCAAGTGGTCAACCACGACCCATTTACACTCGCAACCTACAATCATGTATCGTAGTTTTGCAAATATCTCATCAATGTCTGTCGCACCCAAATGTGAATGAATGAATACTCTGTTCTTTTGTATTACTTTATCGAACAAAGCATTTAAATCTTCTTCAGAATAACTTTCTCTTTTTTCATTAAGATACAGTCTATCGTTTGCTTCAATAGATATTAAACCGTCTGCAGTTCTAAGCCAGTTCTCTTCAAGAGCAATGATACCTACATTATCTTTAGTAGTTTTAATTAGCCAATGCTCAAGCTCTCTAGTAACTGAAGACTTACCGAGTCCAGTTCCACCAGTAAGAGTTACTAACTCACCTCGTCTTAGTCCATATAGTTTTTTGTTTAATCCTTCCCAAGGATAAGCAATACTTTCTTTTACTTCTCTGTTAAGCCAGTCATCTTTTTTACTAGACAATTCCATAATACCGGATGGAGTATAAGTCTTAGCTTCCCACCAAGCTTTAGTAAAGCCTTGAAATTCTTTTTGTTTGAGCATGTCATTAGCATCTTTATAGCCGTTGGGTAATGTCATTATCTTTACCTTTCCGGGTTTTAAAATACGAGCAACATTTCGTGAAGCTTCTCTACCTGCTTTGTCATTATCAAAACAAAGCACGACACTATCAAAGCTTTCAACAAACTCTATGCTTTCTCTAATATCTTTTACTGCCCCCGCAGCACCTCGTTTAAGAGATACGACTGCCCACTTACCTTGAAAGAGTTCGTCTACTGCCATAGCATCACACTCACCCTCAGTAATGGTCAGGTATTTACCGCCAGTGTTTCTATATAATTGTTCGCCAAATAATCCAGTACCTTCAAATGTACCTTTGGTCGCAAAGTTCTTATCCGCAACAAATCTTGTTTTAGTTATGGCTACTTCATTGCCATTAAAGTATGGATATATATGTTGCGTTATATCTCCATTTCTATTTTTGATAACACGAACTCCAAACTTCTTAGCTGTCTGTTCAGAAATGCCTCTATCTGTAAGTTCGCCATAGATTCCAGTATAGGATTCTAAAAATGTATTGGTTGGTTTCTGTGTTGTTTCCACTATTCTGCCCTCACTTGCAGTTTCATAATCGGTAAAAAATGTTGAACAACTAAAGCAATAAGCCGAGTTGTCCGCATTGATTGATACGGGGTCAGAGCCACCGCACTTAGGACAAGGTTGCCTATGCTTTACAAATTTACTTTTATCTTGATTCAATTCTATCTCCAAAGTGATAGCTAGACTAGGAACAAATAGAGAGGTCCAAAAAACCTAGTCTAGCTAAATTGTTATTAACTGTCTTGTGTTTCAGTATCTGCTGGTACTTCTTTTGTTTCAGATTCCTCTACCTTAACACCAGACTTATCAGCATTAACTACCTCTACAATTTTAGTAGAGAAATAATTTATAGCACCTTGAGTTTCTTCAAGGTCTAAAGTCTGTGCAGCTTTCTTTTGATTTAGCCTTTGTAGTCTGCCAAAGATTTGTTGACCCTCTTCGGGTAAATCCTCAACATAAACATTAACGTCATCAATAGTAATGTAAGGTTTTTGTTCTTGTCCTTCCATTAGAACTCCTCGCCATCAGCTAATAGTTCAGCACCATCAGCATTCTTATATTCAACAAGGTCTACAACTTGTACAGCCTGTAAGTCAAGTCCTATATAAGGACCATATTTACCCTCACCACTATACTCATTGTATTGAACTCTAACCTTAGAGCCATTACCAACAGCAACATTTATTTCTTGCTTGTCCTTATCTAAAAGTCTAGGTGCAGGTCTGGTTATTCCATTAGGACCATGTACCTTTCTTTTGATAACTAAAGCAGGACCTTCATCATGCTGTTTTACTTTATGACCCCTTGAAGCAAAGTCATTCGCAGTCTTTTCATCAACAATTAAGTCAACAGTATAGACTGGCTCAAACTTTGTGTTTGGAGTCGTTATACTTGCCCATTTTACTGAGCCTTCTAATATAGCCATAGTGTATTACCTCCGTTCAGCTTATTAAAATTCTGTGAGAGTTTTGAGCCAACCACTCTCCGAGTTGTGGATAGTACCAAATCAAGCAACTTAAATGGAGATAGAGAGGGCTTCTTGATTACTCGTTCTTTTAATCTACCATTTTTCTGTATCATCTACAATTCCTTTTTCGTAATTAAACTTTCTACTTACTTGGTATGGGTTTCGCCCTTCACCAACATACTTAAACTTAGAGTATACCATACTCGGTGCAACGTGGTCAAGGTATCTAACCACATAACCATTCATCTTTTCAGCAAAAGCCTCAACCTCTTCATAAGTACCATAAACATAATGCATAACATCATGGTCATCAAGCACTACTGCTTTCTCTATCATCTACCTTGTCCTCGATATTTAGTTTTTTGTTGTAGTCTTTTATGTTTGTTCATGTGCTTGGTAGATTTTTTAATCTTCCTACCACGACCTGCCATGCCCTGAGAAGTTGCCTTCTTGACATGCTTAATTAAAACTGTTTCTTTTCTCTGTGCCATTAAATTAATTTCTTAAAGTTTTTCATATTAGATAATATGGTATGTAACAATGGCTCTAATTCTGCGGGAACAGCATTTCGTAACTCTCTCATTTCTTTAAAGTCAGAAAGAAAATCTAGTTGTATCTTTTCTTTTGTGTCCTCAACTGAATACAAATCCTCAACTGCTTCCATTAATATAGCATTATCTATAGCTTCTTCTGGAGAAAAGGCATAAGTTTTTATGCTAGTTTTCTCATTATCAATTAATACATTTAATATATATTCATTAAACTCCATTTAATATTTCCTCAACTTGTTTATATGTTTTTATTTCTGGATGTTTCTTTAAAAATTTTAACACCCACCTATCTGTCATAAATGACAAAATTCTTCTACCTTGTGCGACCACATATTTTTGTTCAGGCACATGACTAGCTACATTATCAATCGTAATTGTATCTGCCATGTCTTCTGGTAATATAGTTTTTACCCACTCAACCTGAATTGGTTTAATTCTTTTCTTTAGTTCTTTAACTTTTTTCTTGTTCAATTTCTATTACTCCATCGTCAAACATATCCTCAAGAAATGTTTTAGCATTGTCTAAGATAACTGC